CCCCGACGCGAAAGCGTATGTGGATTTGGTGCGTGCGATAAAAAATGATTTTTTCGTCGTTTCGGTCGCCGATCTCGAGGCGGGAGCGGAGTGGGCGGTGAGCGAAGAGATAGGCGCAGACGTGACCTGTCACGCGGGCGAGATTCCCGTCGAGATTCTCGCGGCGCTTATGAGCGTGAGCGGAGCGGTGTTCTGTTCGCCTGGGTTCGCGCTTATCCTCGCGCAATCCGTCGGCGCTCGACTTATTGCTGTTTTCGGCGGTCACGAGTCCGCGCGGCTTTATTCTCACGACTCGGAGACTGATTTTTTTATTGAACCGAACTCGCCTTGTGAGTGCTTTTCCAAGACCCATCTTTGTGATAAAACGATTAACATTGAGGCTTATCTCCCACGCCTCCGGAGCTTTGTAAATGGAACTTATTCGAAACCGAAAAAGCATCACTCTTAAACCTCGCGAATACGACACAAGCGGACTTCCTTCGCGGTACTTTAACGCGGGGGAGTTGGAGGCGTTGCTACACTTGTTTGAATCGGTTAAGCCGAAAACGATCATCGAGTTTGGCGTAAACACGGGGCGCAACGCCGTCGCCGCGCTCCGCAATATCGACGGTCTCGAGAGCTATGTNGGCGTGGACGTTGGGCACGATTACAAAACCATNATGCGCGTNCAGCGCGAAGAGGTTCCACGCGTCGCCGGAGAATTAGCGCTCGGCGANCCCCGCTTCAGCGTAATCGTCCGCCCNCGCGGCACGTTCGAACTTACCGCCGACGATCTCCCGAANGCGGACGCGATTTTTATCGACGCTGATCACTCGCGCCTCGGCGTGGAGAACGACTACGCCCTCGCCAAGCAAGTAATCAACGCGGGCGGGATTATTATTTTCCACGACGATAATTGTTTGCCTGTCGTCGAGGTGACGCAAACGCTTAATGACTTCTGCGCGGCGGGGGTGAAAATCCAGCACGTAAAAGACACATGGATAGCGTTCGAAAAAGTAAAGGCATAAGAGAGTATCAACGCGCCAAGATTTAAGCGCCTAACATCGTTTAACAAAGCTNCGGCAGCTTAAATTAACGAAAGGAAAGGGAATGAAAAAGCCAAAGTCCATATTGCCCCAGAATGACGTCTCGTTGGAGCTGATTTCGTTGGTGGAGGCGCGGCTCCATTTGCGGTTGGATGCGAGCGGCTCTCCCCTGACGCACCCCGACGATTCTCTCGTCGAAGCGCTTATCACCGCGGTTCGCGAGGACGCGGAGAACTACATGGGCACCGCGGTCGCCCAACAGACTTACTCCGCCGCGTATGACGGTTTTAATGACGAGGTGTTGGAGCTTGGAATTTGGCCAGTTACGGGGATTGCCTCCGTGGTGTATAAAGACCGCGACGGCATCGAGCAAACCCTCTCCTCCTCGGAATACATCCTCGACAATTACCAAAAGCCCGCGCGACTTGTCCCGACGGAGACTTGGCCAGAGACCGATTCCGTGCCCAACTCGGTTATTGTTACATTTTCCGCGGGGCACACCGACGGCGACTCCCCCAACCCTTATCCGCTCCCGAAAGCGATTCGCGCGGCGATGCTTTTAATGCTGGGGGCATTTATACGAAAACCGAGAAGCGGTAACATACGGAAGCCAAGTTGTTACGCTCCCTCTCGGAGCGATTCACCTTATGACGCCGTACCGGATTAAGATGGGGATGTAATGCGAATTGGACAGATGACTCAGCGCGTCACGATCCAGCGCCGTTCCTCGGAGCGGGGCGCTTACGGGCAGGAGCTTGACGTTTGGGCGGAGGTGGCGGAGGTCTGGGCTCAGGTGCGTCCGATAAGCGGGCGGGAGAAGCTCCGAGCATTCGCGATCGAGGCGGAGCTTACCCATACGATCACCGTCCGATACAATGCGGATTTTTTGCCCCCGAAGACGGTGGGCGCTTGGCGCATCTTGTACGGCTCTCGAATCTTCAACATCACCGCGTCCATAAACCCCGACGAAGCCAACAAGACTATAACTTTTGATTGCGTTGAGGGGTCTCTCGATGGCCAATAATTCGGTTTCGGTGAAAGGGCTTTCCGAACTTCACGACATTTTAAAAAATTATCCGATTAAGCTCGAAGCGAAAATCATGCGCGGCGGCTTACGGGCGGGCGGCAAAGTTTTTCTTGACGCGGCTCGCTCCAGCGTTCCAAAACGCACAAGCCAACTTCGCAATTCGATTCGTATGAGCGGAGGGAAGGACGCGAGCGGCACGATGTTCAGCATCATCACCGCCGGAAGCCGCGACAAGGTTTATAATTCCAAAGGTCGCCCGATTAAGAATGAGCCGATTTTCGAGATCAACCCGAGCGGCGTTAAAAATTACAAGACCGCTTTTTATGCGCACATGGTGGAGTTTGGTACGCGGCGGCACTTTATTAAACCTGTGGCGAAAAAAAGTTTGTTCTTTGCCGGACTAGCCAAAGAGATCATCGACCACCCAGGCGCTAAACAGAAACCATTTATGCGTCCCGCTTACGATAAAAATTGGAACACGGCGATCGAGACGATGGCGGAGTACATAAGGAAGCGAATTGATAAAGAGGGTAAAAAATTATGAACCCTGAAATTATTGTAGACACGCTTTTAGCGGACGCTACAATTGTGGCGCTTGTCGGCTCGCGCACCGCGCTTTCCCAGCTACCACAAAACACCTCTGTGCCCGCGATCGTTTACGATTTGGTCAGCTCCGTGCCAAAACACCTCTNTGCCCGCGATCGTTTACGATTTGGTCAGCTCCGTGCCGAACCCCGTTGTGGCTTATGCTTCGAGCGCTCAAATGGCCACCGCGCGGATACAATTTAATGTATTGGCGGCGAATATTCCGAAAGTAAAGGAGATTCATAATGCGCTCCGCACCTTATTAGATTTTAGGCATAATTCAATAGTGTCTGGAAAGAAAATTGTTAGTTGTCGATTGGAGGCTCTTTGGCCAATGGAAAAGGACAACGAAGCGGGCATCTGGATTCAGCCCGCCGATTACATGCTGAAGTGGTATGAATAGCCGCTCGGTGAAAAGGGTTAGAGCGTCGGGTGTTCCGGCGGTCTTTCGGTTGCCTGCACCCCTGTGGGCGTTTTTTGAAAGGAAATCATTATGACAGTCCGCACCTCCGCAGGGACAACTCTGCGAGTTTCCGCCTCCGCCCCCGCGACGTTTGACTCCTCGGGTTATACAACATTATTCACCGCCTCTCCCGTTCCCGCCCTCGTCGGCGAGATTACGGACTTTGGCGAGTTTGGGCGCGAGTTTGCGCTAGTGACGCACATGCCAGTCGGCTCACGCGGCACACAAAAATTTAAAGGCTCTTTTAACGAAGGTCAGATGTCCCTCTCGCTCGGTCTCGACACCGACGACGCGGGGCAGATCGTTATGAAAGCCGCGAGCTTGAGCGATTCAAATTACTCGTTCATGGTCACAACCCAAAACGGCGACAAGTACTTTTTTCAAGCCAAAGTCATGTCTTGGAAAGTCGGTGTCGGCGGCGTGGATCAAATCACCACCGCAACAGCCTCGTTAGAATTGACGACGACGAGCGCCGGAGTGGGCGTGGTGGAATCGCTCGCAGCCTAATTGACTCAGAAGACGTACCAAGCACCTACTACTCGCGCCACCGCTCCTTCGCTGGGGCTGGGCGCGAGTAGCAAGGGCAATTTAAACCCCAGCGAAAAGGAAGTTGAAATGAACAAAGCATTTGATATCTCGAGCTTGGCAGTGAACCCAACCTCCGTCGTCGAGTTAGAAAGTCCCGACGGCGAACAACTGCTAAACGCAGAGGGCGAGAAAATCTCGATCACCGTGTATGGCCCAGGCTCTAAACAATTCCAAAAAGCGCAGTCCGCCCGCAACCGCACGCTCCTCGAGTACGTCCGCAAGGGCGGCAAGAAAATGAAGGACGACGAGCAACGCGAGATGGATGCAGAGTTTCTCGCGGCTTGCACAGTTTCTTTTAACAACTTCGTGTACAAAGACCTCTCCGGCGTGGAGATGTTCCGCGCGGCATACATGGACGCGTCGATCGGCTTTATTTCTGAACAAGTAAATAAGGCGATCGGTGACTGGGCAAATTTTACCAAAGCGCCCTCCAAGATTTAATCCTTTACGCTCGACAGCTGGCTTGGTTTCATTCCTCGCCAGCTGTTAAAAGTGTTAAAACGGTTAAGGCTGGCGAAACTCCCGCCGCCCTTACTCGGGCGCAGAGAATTGAAAATAACGGCGGTACGCCCCTAATGCCAGAGATCGGCGAGGCGGCATATTTAGCTGGCTATTGGCAAGACCTCGGACTCGTCGGCACGAGCGGCATGGGCGGGGCGGCGCTTTCCGCGACGGAGATCGCGGCGTGGAGCGAGGGGTTGGCGATAGATTTGTCGCCTTGGGAGTTTTCCGCGCTACGGGAGATGTCGAGGGCGTATTTAAATCAAACCCGCGAGAGCGAGAAGGAAGAGTGTCCGCCGCCTTACGGTGCTGTGAACAAAGAATTTGATCGTGATGCTGTAAGTAGTAAAATCAGTAACACATTCAAAGCTCTAATACAAGCAAGGCGCAAATGACCAACGTCGGCACGCTAACAATCGAAATGGCAGCGAACATTGTCCGGCTACAAAAGGACATGGACTCCGCACGCAAGACGGTTGATGGTGCGATGGCGTCGATTCAGAAAAGTGTCGGCGGCGCTCAGAAAATGTTGGGTGCTCTCGGCGTAGGTCTTTCGATCGGAGCTTTCGCGTCATGGATTAAAGGCGCGCTCAACGCGGCGGACGCGATTGACGAAATGAGCAAAGCGACTGGTATTGCTGGCACGACACTTTTCGGTCTCCAGTACGCCGCGAAACTGTCTGGGACGACTCTCGAAAACACAGCAAGTGCAATCAATAAATTATCGGTGTCGATCGGCAACAATGCAGCAAAATATGAAGCCCTCGGTATTTCCGCAAAAGACCCTTTGGAGGCATTTAAGCAATTAGCCGACGTTTTTAAAGCCACCGAAGACCCACAGCAACGCGCCGCTTTCGCGGCGGAAGCGCTCGGGAAGTCTTGGCAAAGCGTTGCGGAACTTCTCTCCGAGGGCGCAGACGGCATCCAAGAGCTTATCGACGCGGGCATCGAGCTTTACGGCGTAACCCCCGAAATCATCGAGGGCGCATCGCGATTCAACGATCAGCTCGACATTCTCGCGATGCGCTCCCAAGCCGCCGCGCTCCAGATCGCTGGGCCATTTCTCAACTCGATCGTCTCGGCGATGGAGGAGATGTCGAAGGGAACTCAGATCGCGGGCGGGTTCTGGCGGGCGTTGGTTACGTTCGGGACAATGAGTCCATTCGGAACGCTCGAGGAAGGCGTTAAAAAATACACGAAAGAGATCGAAGACCTCGAGAAAGCAATCGTGCGGTATCAGAGAGCAAGCTCCGACACCCGCGGACTCGAGGACGCGCTCGCGACCGCTAAACAGCGCCTAGAATATACTCAGTACCGCCTTAATCAGCAGCTCGCCGAGCAAGCCCGCCTCCAGCGCGAAGCCGCGACCGCGGGCGATTCGCATGTCGCGGCGTATAACAAAATGAAAGCCTCGGCGGACGAGCTTATTGACCAGATGACTTTCGAGGCGTTAATCCTTGGGATGACAAACGAGGAGCGCGAGAAGTCCGTCGCACTTCGTAAGCTCGAGGAAATCGGAATCCGCGAGGGTAGCGCGGCGCTCGACGAATACTTGCCTAAGATCGAGGCGATCATCGCTCAGAACAAAGCCACACGCGCCCGTCTCGCCGCGGAAAAAGAGGCAGAAAGTGCCGCGAAATCCGCCGCCAACGAAGCCAAGCGCCTCGTCGAAGAGCGTAAACGCGCCATCAAGTCGATCGAGGACGAGATCGAGCAGCTCAAATTCGAAGTCGAATACATGGGCAAGAGCAACCTCGAAAAAGATCAAGCCATTTTCCTCAACAAGATGCTCGCGGCGGGAATCGAAGACGGAACGCAAGCGTGGAAGGATTACGCCGACGCATACCAAGCCGCCCTTTTCCAAAAAGAGCAGCTCCAAGCCATCATCGACTCTAACAAGAAAATTGAACAGGAAACGAAAAAAGCGCAAGAGAAGCTCCTCGCTGAACGCTTAAAGCAGGAAGAGGAATTTGCGGACGAAGTAAAGACAATCAATAATCAGATCGGGCAATCCTTAACTGACGCGCTTATGCAGGGCGGCGTTAACGCGAAAGACTTCCTCTTGAATATGTTTAAGACGATGGTGCTGCGCCCCCTCCTCCAACCGATCATTACTGGATTCGTCGGCGCTTTCACTTCGAGCGCGATAGCGGGCGCGGCGGGCGGCGCAGCAGAAGGCGCTACGGGCGGCACGATGGGTACGTCGNTGGGTTTGGTCGGAATGGCGAGCAGCCTTAAATCCGCTTACACGATGGTGACGGGCGGATTCGCTTCGCTCGGAGCTACGGTGACGAGCGCCGCCGAAGGGTTGGGCGCGACGTTGATTCTGGAAAATGCGCCTGGGTCTGTACTCTCCTCGATGGGACAATCGCTCGCCTCCTCCGCTTCCGCTCTCGGCACGATCGCTTCGTATGGAGCGGGTATCGGCGCGGGTCTGGGGCTTGGGAATTTAATCTCCGACGGGAAGGGTATCGGCGGCGGAAGCTCATGGCTCACGGTCGGCGGCGGCACGGCGATCGGCGCAATGGTCGGTGGGCCACTCGGCGCAGCGATCGGCGGCGTAGTCGGCGGAATTGCTAATGCCGCGTTTGGNACNGGNNAGAAANANATCGACGACACAGGCATTAAGGTTCGCTTCAATGCGATGAAGACGACTGTGGACGCTTACGAAGAGTGGAGCAAAGAGGGCGGATGGTTCGGCGGCGGCGACGACGGCGTGGAAATTTCCGCTGTAGACAGGCAGCTCCAAAAATACTTCGACACCTCGGTAGCCTCCGCCGCAGTGAACGTAAAGCGCTATGCTGATGTGCTCGGTCTTGGCGCGGCAGGAATTTCCGATTTTACTTTTGAAGTCAAACAAAGTCTTAAAGACCTTACTCCAGAGCAAGCGCAAAAGGAAATCGAGCGAATCACCGCCGCCTACGGTAACGCGCTCGCCGCGACCGTAACGCCGGAGATCGGCGCGGTTATGCGCGACGGCGAAGAGGCGGGCGCGGCACTCGCTCGATTAGCCTCGAGCCTTAACACCGTCAACGCCGTATTTGACACGCTGAATTTAAAGCTCATGGACACGAGCATATACGGCGCGGACGCGGCGAGCAAACTCATCGACCTTTTCGGCGGCATCGAAGAGTTTACAAAATCGACCGATTACTACTATCAAAATTTTTACAGCGCACAAGAGCGCGTAAATAAGACCACAGAGCAATTAACCAAAGTCTTTGAGCAGCTCGGCTATGAACTCCCAAGCTCTCGCGCCGCCTTCCGTGCTCTCGTCGAAACGATACAAGCCGCGGGGAATCCGAACCTTTTTGCGACGCTTATGCAGTTGGCTCCTGCATTTAATGAACTTGCGATAGCGTCGGAGCAGTTAATTGCAAATAGTAGTGGCGCGACAACTTTTGTAATTTCTGTGGATTCCGCTTTCGCTTTACTTAAAGAGACGATCGACCGCGAGCTAAAAGCCGCGCTCGACGGACTACAGCGCGGGTATGAAGCGCTGATTAAATCGCTCGAGCTTCAAAAACAAACCGCAGAGGCGGCGAAATCGGTTGCGGAAGAGAGCTTAACCGCGATCACCTCCGTTTTCGATCTCCTTAAAGAACAGATCGACTCGATTCTCTCCAACGTGCTCCCCGCTCAGACCGCAGCGCAAGGCGCGGCGTTTATCTCCGACGCGCTCCTCGCGGCACAAACTACAGGCTACCTCCCCGAGTCTAACGCTCTCAGCTCCGCAATCGCGGCGGCGCGTACCGGACTCGGCGCAGAGAACTTCTCGACCTCGCTGAGAACTTCTCGACTTCGCTCGATATGAAGATGGCCAATATGCGCCTCGTCGCGCAGTTGACGGGGATTCAGGATATTGCTGGAGAACAGAAATCCGTCGCCGAGCTTCAGCTCGAGATCGCGACGAAACAACTCGAGTCTCTCGACGCTCAGATCGAGCAAGCCAAGACGCAATACGATGCGGATGT